TCTGTGCGTAGGTCTTCATGAACTCGGCAAAGCCAGGCTCCTCAGGCAGGGGTTAGCCCTCGGTCTCCCAGTCGGACTCGGAGATGCCATCGGGCGACGCCCAGCCGTACTCAGGATCAGCGTCCCAGCCAGCATCAAGCCGTGCCTGGATCGTGCGATCCTCATCGGCCATCGCGGCCTCGATCTGCGGCAGCAACTCGTAGTAGTTGGGACGTGTGGTGGACAGGAACAGGTCGTTGTGGGCCATGGATGAACCTCGTTGACGTTGGAATTGTAGCACAGGATCAGACAGTGGTGTGCCTTTTCAGGAACGCAACCAACAGGCGATGCGCTTCGCCTGCATCAGCGATGAACTGACCTTTGTAATGAAAGCCTTCCCTGTCAACACAAATGACTTCTTCTCCACGCTCGCTCAGAGTGATCTTGGAGTCAGATTTCTCGTGAGTCATACCGACACCTCAGAGATCAGACGCGCCAGGTAGAAGGTGGCCTTCCTCAGGTCTTCGAGGCCGCCCTTGTGCTGGTAGCGCCAGACGTACTTCATCTCGCTCCCCTTGAGGAAGCCGAGGAACTGCTCGTGCGGCATGGACGCCTTGATTGCGTCCAGACATTCGATGTCGCCCTGCGTGTAGTGACTGGGACGATCCACCGGATCATGGTCCGGGGTATTCGGTGAGGCTGGAACGGTCTGGGCAGGTTGGGTTTGCTGGAGAGGTATGGCACCAGTCTTCTCCCGGATAGTTGGCGGGTTCCCGATGCTCTTCTGCTGTTGCGCAGCCGACTTGCTGATGCGTTTGATAGCGGCCATGGTTTTGGGTCCAGTCGTAGAGGTTGTAGGAGAGAAGCAGCCCAAACCAGAAGTAAGGGCTGCGCAGGCTATTAAAAATCGTTCGGGTCCAGCTCCCACTCGATCGACGGGTCCTGGCAAAGGCTTTCGAGTTGTTCATCGGTCAGATCAAGAGAGTCGCCATCGACGTAAGGATCCCAGGAGAGCAGGCCGCGGCACTGCGCGGAGCCGAACTCAGGGGGATCCCAGCGAGTGGCTGGTGCGACTTGCACCATGTCAGGCACGACCGCAACGAACTCGATCCAGTCGGGGAACTTGCGGATAGCGCTGAGGAATTGAACTTGGGGCATGGGTGGCTCCGGTTGGAACTCCCATACCGTAGCACACGATCAAGGGGGATGGGGGTCAGTCCTCCAGGATTCCTTGAATCACGGGGAAGTAGTCGGGCGAGTAGCAGCTCAAGATCGTCATGTCCAGCTCGTTGGCGACTCCGACCTGAACAGCCTGTTCAAAGTCCTGCACACCCGCCGGCGAATCGTCATAGGCGAACTGCCTGACGGTCTCGGCTTTTCCATCTCTTGCGTAGGCCGTGAACCGCACGACCGCAGCGGTGTTCTCCGCGTATTCCAACTCCATGTATGTCAGCTGGACGGTTCGCATCGGCCTGGAGCGCTTAGGTGCAGTCTGCTGCTTCTGCGTCTGCTTCGCGGACAGAAGCAACAGAGACAAGCGCAGTTTCGCGGTCAGCAACCCCCAGGCAATTAACCACAGCAGCCCAACTGCTACTGCAGCGCACAAGGCAAAGATGCTCGTCGCCAGTTTCCCGATCCCGGACCACAACCCTGTAAAGATTCTGTTGATGCTCCATCTCTTGAAACCAACTGACACAATGGGTGAACGGCATTGGACCAATGCGTCCCAGCTCAGCATTTGCCCTGGAACGGATGCGTAGAGAGCTTGATGGCTGCCGGGACGTAGAGCAACTGCGTTGTATCGCATTGCAGGCCATCCAGCTGTATCAGCACCAGCAGGAGGTTGTTGCCGAGATGGCCAAGCAAGGCTGGCTCAAACCTTGACGGTTGCGAGTTTGTTGAAGAGAAAGGCGACAAGTCCCTCGAATTGCCGCCGATCCATTCCACCGCCCACAAAAGAATAGGCGTCCCTCACGAGTTGGTTGTAGCCCTGGGCATCGAGCTTGGTAGCTGGTGCGGCCTCACTGATGCACTTGCGGATCACTTCAGAGCGGCTGACGTTATGAACGGCAGCTTGAGCATCGAGCGCGGCGATGGTCGGTTCTTCGAGACGGAGCTTGATCTCGCGCACTACATAAAATGTTTTAGGTACACACCATACTAGCACACTATTGTGGCTTACGAACCAGCCTGGCGCGTCGAGGATGAGCGTCGTATCGAGTGGATTGAAAAGCTGTACCGGCTGGATGGCCGCCACCACGACAGCCACCCAAAGCACGCCATCTACACCGGGCTAGTGGAGAAGTACGGGCCTATCCCTTGGAAGTAGGCCGCTGAGTGTCCCAAGTGCGGGACACTCAACCACGGCTAGAGACTGGCTGCAAGTTGCTGTTTATCCAGCTAATCAGAAAAGCCAACGTCTCTTGAAAATTCCACAAAAGTTGCGGAACCCAGGCCCCGTCGTCTTGATACATGGCTGGGCGCGTCTCCTCCCTTGCATACCGTGCGCCTTGTTTGGTAAGTGCGTAAGGGGCCTGTCCCCGCCTTTTGTCTGAGGTACGAAACTGTAAACCTGCCTGGCACAATAGTGCGTTTACAAGTTGTCTTTTGTCTTTCTTAGTTATAAAACCTGCTTCTTTGGCTAAAGCCGTAAGGTGGTCAACAATGGGCTCAGTTATCTCACTCTCCAGTCCCTCCAGAATTTTAGTTTGGTTTACAAACTCTTCAGCTGAAGGGCACAGTAAACGCTGGTTTTCTAAAAACAGCTGTCTGTAGTCGGGGTGCTTGTTGGCGAGCGCCGTAAAACTTATGGCAAGTGAATTTTTGGCGCTTCCTCCCACTTTCTCCACCATGGTTGCGACCAAGCCCGCAAACGCCAGGTCTTCATTAGGGGCAGGGGCTAACGCAAGCGGCTGAGTGTCCCGCACCTGGGACACTCGCGTTTCCGCGTACCACTGATAGATTTCGTGCTCAAGCTCGGTGCAAAGGCGGCCAGCGAGTTTGAGGGAGACCACCTCGTCGCCCCAAGCGTCACCTCGCTCTGACTCGCGGACGATTAGTGCCGAATTTTCGGCGTTGTCAATAGCCGAGCTTATTGCGAAAACCTCTCGGCCAGTAACGGCGGAGCGGTGCTGGAGAAATCGCTGAGTGGCGTCGCTCTCAAACCAGTGAGCAAACCTGATTGGGTTGCCGCTGCCGGTTTCGCCGGCCTTGCAGAGGTCAGTGAGGCAAACACGGCCTGCTCGCATACGGATCGTCTGTCCGTTCCACGAGCGCACGACGAAACTGTCGGCGGGCTTCAGTTGTGTCATTTAGTTGTTTAGCGCCTACGCCTGCCTCGCCGCTGTCAGGCTGTCGCGGGCAGGCCCATACGCTAGCACTGGGTTCAGGCGGCAACAACCGAAACCTGTAGTGCATTTAAATCGAACAAGCTGTAAGTAACACGTAGACATCTGTATACGTGCTCGGTTAACATTGTTAACGTCAGGCTGTTCGCAAGAACAAAGGGAGGCGGAGCTACGGCTCCGCCTTTCTGCTGTCAGAGATCCAGGTCGAACTCGTCCCAGGCAGCGGCGTGGAGCGCCTTCAGTTTCATTGTCCGGGCCCCCGGGCCCGGGCGGCCGGCGCCTGAGGTTGTACCAAAAACGTACAACCTCGTTTTCCCCGGCCACTGGGTCGGCCGGAGCCTCGGGCCCGCAGCGGTCCAGCCACTTTTTGAGGTCTTGTGCGCTCATCCGGCGGTTAGCTGCCTTCGACCCAGCGCCAGGCGTCCTCCATCACCTCTTGGGTCGATTCCACCCTGTGTCCGTCTAAATCCGCGTCAAAACTCGGATCCGTTCCAGCGCAGTCGTTCTTAACGACAAACGGTTTTGTCGAAAGTCCCGTTTTGTCTAAAGTCCCTGGTGCATCTGTACTAGCGCCCGGACTTTCGACAAAATCGGACTTTAGACAATCTGGTTTGTCGTTTAAAACCGTTCCAGTCACTGGGTTTTGGACTTTAGACAGACTTTTATTGGACTCCCCCTGCGCGAGGGGTTTTTTCCTGAACCCTGGAACGGAATAACCCAAGGCGCGGTAGTAAGCCGGCGGACGCCCCTTGAACTTCAACCCAGTGGGTGGATCGCACCGTTCGATCAGCTTCTGGGCTTCAAGCCGCTGGAGCGCGTACTTGATGGCGCGCTCCTTGTGCTTGCCACCGATGAGGCTGTCGTCCCGAATGTCAGCGAGTGACTGAGGCAGCTCGGACTCCCGCATCAGGCGAAGCACGTCGAGCATGTAGTCATTTGGACCGTCGCCCTTAATCCGGGTTTTGCACTCCGGCATGGGACCGATTCGGTAGGTGTAATCCGGCATGAGGCTGAACACCATCTGCTGCCCCTCCCGGTCATCCCTGGACTTCTCCACCGTGATGATCCGGCTGTTGAACGGCAGCCCCATCTGCATTAACTCCTTCGCGTCTACCTTCCGCATGTTCCAGGTCTCATCCACAGCGGCTTTGATCGCGCTGGTGCCCCTGAAGCCCCCAGTCCGGTTGTTGTGGTGGATCACAACAATCGAGCAAGCGGGAAAGTCCACTCCGTTGCGGCGCGCCAGGCGCTTCAAGGGCAGCGCATACTCCCGCCGGTTCTCCTCATAGGGGTTGGAGTCGTTGCAGCCATCGAGGCTGTCGATCACCACGAGGTCGTACTTGCGCTCCTCCTGCATCCGACAGAAGCGCCGATACCACTGCATATCCCACTCACCCACCACATCAACCCCACGCTCCACGCCGATGAGGTTGAACTGCCGCTTCGTGATCCGCTCGCTCTGATCACCATTCAGCCAGAGACACCGACCGGCTGGAACGTCCACCATCGAGCCGTGAATGTTGAACGGCTTGCCCTGGCTGACGTGCTTGCACAGGGTCATGGCCATGGCGCTCTTACCCGTACCGCCATCGGCATGAACCAGCAGCAACCACGGCTTGGGCAGGATCCCCGGAATCAGGTACTCAAAGCCGCTGTCATCCAACTGTGAAACATCAGCAGGCTTCCCACCCTTGCTGCGCTTGAACGTCAGGTGAGCATCAATCAGGCGATCAACAGCCAGAGCACCTTCCCTGGCCCGTCCACCCTGCGCAGCCAGGATCGTCTTGGCCTGATCGAGGTAAGCGGGATCCTCAATCGTCTCCTCCAGCTCCAGCGCCTTGGAGATCAGCTCCTCAGCGGATAGGTAGTCCTGGCGGAAGCTGACGGTCGCCGCCTCCGTCTCTTCCACAATCCGTGCACCACTGTTCCCCTGAAATCGCTTGCGGGCTGGGTCGTACTCATCCGCCCACTTGATCAGGCTGCCAATGCCGTAGCCGCCGTCCGACTTGAAGTTGGCCCAGCGCTCGGCGCACGGATCGCCCTTCTCCCAGTCACCTGCGTAGTCCTGATCCCGCTGGCTCCACTCACTCCACAGCTCCAGACCACGATCGCCGAGGTCAGCGCTGTGCACCATCGCGCCGATCTTCCACCAGCCGTCTTCCCCCATGCCCTGGGGCGGTATGTAGTCCAGGCACTGCTGAACGATCACCTCCCGATCCTCACGAGTGCGGCTGCGATAGGGATCCAGCGCCTTGCTCTTCCTGCTGGAGCGCCCGTCTTTCTCGGCCTTGGACTCCTGCATGAGGGCGATCAGCCACTGCGGGGCAGGTGGGATAGCTGAGAGGTCGCCAGAGAGGCTGTAGAGGCCCTCAGGAGCGCCGTAGCGCTCACTGCCGGGGTATTCACCCTCCAGCACCGCCATGCGGCCCCAGAGCACCTCAAAGCCCTGCTTGCCGCCACCCTCATGGCTCACATCCGCCACGGTGTCCCAGAGATCCTCTGGAACCATGAACAGGAACTTGGCCGCCGCCTGTTTGGTGCTGGTGCAGCTCGGCCCATTCAGATCCTCACCCCACTTGAGCTGGAGCGCTCCGAGGTTCGAGTCCACATCGAGCACCACCAGGCCACCCGACCGCTGGCCAGACCACACACCCACCGCCGAATAGATCTCTGGGTACTGATCCGCCTTCAGCGCCGACCGGGCTGGTGCGTACTTCTGGTAGCGAGTGGCGGCCATGGGCACCTTGCCGTCACTCGTGTAATCAGGCTTGCCCTCCCGCTGGATCGTGTAGTCCTTCCGGTAGACGGGGCAGGTGGCCCAGTGAGCAGGCCAAGCCTTAACTGCAGTCTCAAATGACATGCTGTAGAGTCCTAGAGGAGTTGAGTGGTTCAGTTCCCCAGGTGCCAGTCGGTGCCTGGGGACTTTTTCTATGGTAGCCCCATTGCCAACCCCTTGACCGTGTGCTAGTTTGAACGAGTTCAAGACCAGCGCGACGAGCGCAACACCATGAAATTCGGTCTTTCAGCCAAAGGAAAAGCCCAAACCGCTCAGAAGGAATCGAGCGGCGGTTACCTGAGCCTCAAGAACATCAAAGACGGCGAGCCTGCCCGTTTCCACATCGTCAGCGAGGAGCCGCTGGAGTTCTGGCAAGTCTGGGGCGAGTCACCCGATGGCGCGGCCAAGCCCTTCCGTTTCGTGGAGGAGCCCAGCCCCAGCGACATCGACGCCGAGATGGGTGAGTACACCCGCCGCCTGAACTTCGAGGGCACCGCCCCCGACAAGGTCGTCTTCAGCCTGGCCTTCTTCGCGTACAACTACGACACCGAGACCATTCAGGTGGTCCAGTTCACCCAGAAAACTCTGATCCGCGAGCTGGACTCCATCGTCTCGATGGAAGACTACGAAGACCTCACCCAGTGGGACTTCAGCCTGGGACGTGACGGCAAGACCGCCCCGATCAGCTACAGCCTCCGCGCCGTACCGATCAAAAAAGGAGCCCGCGATCAGATCGACGCCGCCTGGGCTAAAGCACAGGAAGACGGCTACGACATCAAGCAACTCCTAGTGGGCGGCAACCCCTTCGGCGGCGCTAAGTAATAACTAAACAAGGGTGGGGGTCAGACTTGCCTGGCCCCTTCTCTTTAGGTATTATTAGTTTGGGAACGTATATCTAATGACCCTCCCACCCACTGAAACCAACTTCCTAGACGACGGGAGCGTTGAAGTCCGGGTAGGCGACCAGATCGGCTGGGTCACCAGCGCCCACCTGATCGAAACCAAAGTCCACCAACTCCAGCAGGCCTGGATCGAAGAACACACGAAGGGCGGAGAGGCCCTCATCAATGACTGAGAACACTTGTACTAGCGCCCAGGACGCATTAGCGGGGCTGCGCAAGTGGAGGCTGGTTCGTCACGACTCCGAGGAAGGTCGCACCTACAGCCACCCCGAAACGGGCGAAATTTTCCATTCAGTAACCCGGATCCTGGGGGCCACAGCACCCGATTGGCAAAAACAAGCCCTTTCAAGGTGGCTGGAACGCCCTGGCTCGACGCAGGAACGCGACCTCGCAGCGAACAGGGGTACTACCGCCCACAACAGCGCGGAGTATCTCCTCAAGGTCGGAGCGAAACTGGCAAGGCAGACCGCTAACAAGAGAGGCGTCTGGAAGGCCCGTGAGGACGGCCTGGAGCGTTGCCCGCCCGCCATTACCAAATGGGGCCTTGAAAGGGCCTTAGAGGGCGCCCCAAGGGTCTCCTGGCACGCATCAGGCTATGCAAGGGGCTTAAGGAGCTGGATCGTTGAGAACGTGACGGCTATCCACGCGGTGGAATTCAGCGGCTTTCACCCCGGGGGCTGGGCTGGAACGTGCGATGCCCTCGTGGATGTAGCTGGCACGCTGACGATCTGCGACTGGAAGACAAGCCAGAACGCCCGAAGCGAAGAAATGCTCTCCAACTACATCGACCAACTAGGCGCTTACAGCCTTCAGCTCAAACACCTCACCGGAATCAAGCCAGAGGCTGGGGCGATCGTGGTAGCGCGCCGCTCTGGAGCGCCTCAGGTGCGTCTCCTTTCAGAGCTGGAACTGCGAGGAGCCGAAACGCGCTTTCAAGACAGGGCTATCCGGTATTTCGAGGATTTGGCCCATTCATAGGTCGAGTCTCACAAGACCCAGCCCCATTCATGTGATGTAGAATGGCTGGAACGGCGAGGTAGCAGCCTCCCGTTCCCGGACAACCGAAGCACCCGATTGCCATGAGCACTCTAAACGAGAAGCCTCCCGTCGAGTATCTCTGGGAGAAGTACAGCTACAACCCGTTGACTGGCGCGTTACATCGCCGCGATAACGATCGCGTGCTACGCGGGAACCATTCAACGCGCAGTCACCAACTTTCCATTCATGGCAAGGCCCGCCATCCCTACGCGGTGGTGATTTGGGCATTCATGACTGGAGCGTGGCCCATTCATGAAATCGACCACATCGACCGCGACCACTACAACCACCGTTGGTGGAACCTACGGGAGCTGACCAATAGGCGAAACAAGCTGAACACGCGCAGGGCCAGGGCTGGCGCGTATCCGGACGGCAGCCGTTGGCAGGCCCGGATTCGGCATGGCGGCAAAAACCACTACCTAGGGAGCTTTGTCACCCAGGCCGAGGCTCAGGCTGCCTACGCGGCAGCCTTGGCTGAGCTGGAGCGGCCGAAGCACCTGATCACTGCGCAGGTTTGACCAGCTGGAACGTTAATTGATCGCCCGGCTGCCCATCCTCTTGCCATTGCTTAAGCAGGTTCTGAAGCTGCTTCGGCGTTAGGCGAATGATCAGGGAACCGCTCAGCACGGCAACAGTGGGATTCATTG